AGAATTAGGTGAAAAAATAGATCTTATTCCAAGACCAGCATCTGTATAATTAGGAATCTGTTGTAAATTAGGATGAGAATAGGAGAATCTCCCTGTAATTGTTCCCCCTGTTTCGGATCTTAGCTGGTTAATATCAGCATGAATTCTACCTTTGTAAGTATATTTTTTAATCGTTTCTATAAAAGTAGTTCTTGTTTTATTAACGCTTCGAGCATTATTAATCATGTTAACTACAGGGTGAGAGTGCTCTCTTAAAAATTCCTTAGTAAAAGAAGGAGCGCCTGTTTTTTCTGTGGTACGATAAGTAAGTCTTAAAACATCGAAAACTTGTGCAACACTGCGAGCAGCCCAGAGATCTGGTCTAATATTTGTTTCATTTTCTATCTGTTTCATAAGAATATCTTCTCTTTTTTTCAAATGTTTTTCCATTTGATCAGCTTGATCTAGGTCAACACATACCCCTCTCCATTTCATTTCTACTAAGCAAGGAAAAAGATCCAATTCTAATTGAAATATTTTTTCAAGACCTTCTTGTTCAAGTCTTTTTTTTAATTCTTGCCATAAAGCTAACGTAATTTCGGCATCTTTCTCTGCATAAGACCCAACATACATCGCTGGAAGTTTATACATTTCGGCTTTAGGATCTATATCCCATTCAGCTGCAGCCAGTCTTAAAGTGGTTTCGTTTTTTCCTATACCTGTATAATCTTTAGCTACTCCGTTAAGATCATAACCTTTTTTTTCAAATGTTCTATTTTCATTTAATAGGGAAGTTACAATCATTGTATCAATGATACGCCCCTTTATTTCTAGGTTTAATTGTCTAATCCAGCAAACATCGTACATGGCGTTATGAAAAATTTTATCAGCCGGAGTATTTAAGACATCAGAGAACCATTTAAGAACTTGTTTACGGTCCATATTCCCTCCTCCTTCATGATCAATAGGATAGTAAGCACACCAATCTTTAACAGCGATAGCGATTCCTACAACTTTTCCATTGTTACGGACAGAACCTGAACCCATTTTAATTAAATCTGGATCCTTGGTTTCAAAGTCAATTGCTATTTCAGAATATTTAGAAAGATCGGGAAATTCATTGGGAGTAACCCACTCTGTAGGTGCCGAAAAAAGAGGAGCTTGCATTAAGAGTAATCCCTTTCAATTATCATATCTATAAAATGTTTTGCTTTTTCCAAATCTTGCTTTCCTCCTTTATATTTATGCCTGCAAATATATTTAATAACATTTCCTTCAGGAAAGAGCAACTTGTTTTCAATTACGAATTTACTTGGCTGAATTTTCATTTTTTTATAGTGTGTTCCTCCAATTTGTTTATCGTATGTACTCATTTACTCCCCATACCTCTCTTTCCATTCTTTGAATAAATCTAAAAAAATCGTTTTCGCTCATACATTAAATAAATCAAACCTATGCTCTCGCCTACGTGATTGAATGAGAGGACTCCATATAAATAATACTTGTCCGGTTCTTGTGATAGCAACATAAGCACATCTAATCTCTTCATCTCTGTGTGCTAATGTTTTTTCTGTGTAACTTCTCCATGGAAGACTAGTCCAAACATCACATACTACTACATTAGGAGCTTCCATTCCTTTAACACCATGAATAGTTGCTATAATAATATCAGACTCTCTAAAGGTTGGATCTCTTAACCAACATTTTTGAATGTAAGCATCAAAATCTTCATCTTTGAAGGCCTGCATAGAGCTCTCAAAGTGTAGAAAATTAAACCAAGGCTTAGAAAAATCTACTGTAAGCCATTGTTCTTTCTCAATAATTTCTTTCATGGCGTATATTCGTTTAGAATCAATAGGAGTTGTTGAAGGATTAGTGAGTTTCTCTTTTAATCTGTTACAAAATTTTCCTTTAATCTTTTTAATTAAAGCGATTAAACTTTCTCCATCAATAATATCTGAAGTTCTTAAGTCTTCGTATATATCTATTATAGATTTTATAGAATCACCTACACTGTGGGTAAAATTTTTATTGACGGAATTTTGATCTCTCCCTTTTGTATTGGTGCCTTTACTTTTCCACACTACTCCTTGGTTTATGAAGAATTTTTTCCACGGATTATTTTGTACGCCAGTTCGTGCACAAAAAATCCATTTACCCCCTGTCTTTACAGAATTTTTTAATTCATCTACATCTTGGATAGAATGGATAGAGCCTTTTTTATCAGCAGCTTTATAAATTTTTTCTTGTCTACGAGGAGGAGTTCCATTTCTTCCCTTAGATGGAATATAATTAATAAGTCGATCAGCTAAGTCTTTTATTTTTTGAGGAAGTCTATGAGATATTTTAAGAGTAACTTGAGTGTCGCAAGGAAAATTTAAAAATTCCTGTACATCTCCTGCATTAAATTTGTAAATAGCTTGATCATCATCTCCTGCTAATATAAGATATTGTGTTTTTTTATTTATCTTTTTTATAATTTTCCATAATAAAGGATTTAAGTCCTGACATTCATCTACAATAAGTATTTTATAACTTTTAAATTTAGCTGTATTCAATCCGTAGTATAACATATCCACAAAATCCATTAAGTTATTGTCCTTTCTAAATTTGTCATAACAATCGTAGGTATGTTTTAAATCATTCTTTCTTACATTTCCAAATTCTAGTTCGTCATGATTATTGTAATAATCTACAACAGACTCCCAGCTATCTCCATATTTAGACATTGATCTTCCCCGCTGAATAATATTGAGATGTTTTATAATTTTGGCACTATCAATATCAGAAACACTTCCAATTTCATCCTTCTCGAAGGATCCTTTTTCAATCTCTTTTATTTTCACCCAATCTTTGTAAGGTGTATTGATAAGACTTTGAAAATATTTCATGTTCTCTGGCTTTAGGAGGTAATATTTTATTTCATCCTTTGCTACTTCTTCCCAGCATCTTGCATGAATAGTTCTTATAGTTTTAACATCTTCATCTGAAAAACCGAGTTTCTTGATACATCGATTCTTTAAAGTTTCTGCTGTTGCCTTTGCAAAACCGATCATTAAAATATCTGTGGGAGCGTAACCAATAGCAAGATATCTTCTTAATCTTCTTAATAGAGTAGTAGTTTTCCCTGTGCCAGGAGGACCATAGATTTTATGCGTTTTTTGATGACGGGCAATGCGAGTTCTCAAAATGGCATCTCCTCTTCAGCTAAAGTAAAATCAGGTACATCAGGTTCTACTTTGTCTTCTTCAAAAATCACAATATCTAAAATGTAAACATTTCGTTTTACATTGCCGGCAATATGAATTTTTTTGTGAGATACTCCTTTAAGTTTTTTAAGCATGTCATGGGTTAAACTTTCAAGAGGTTTCCATTTCTTGCTGTCTTGAATAAAGGTAAAAAAAGGATCAAACATGAAATAAATTTTTCCTTCTTTTTCATCTATAAAAGGTTTTCCCAAAAGAATTTGTTTCCTGTCATCGCTTCTACGCATATTGAAACAATATTCAGTTAGATAAAGTTTAAGTTTATACATAGGTTGACTTTCTTCTGGAGCATCTTCTCCAGTAGCTTTACTTTGAAGTTCTATGATAGCATTATCCCAATCTTGAGTTTTCATTCTAGGAGGGGTATGTCCTGTTTGTTCAGTAGCAGCTTCTCTCGCTAATTGTTGATTAGTGAGTTCTTTAGAATTTAATCTAACTTCGTCTCCATCAAATCCTAAGAACCAATTACGTGGAGTAGATTTTATATAAGTCAAAGGTCCGAGGGCCGTGGTCGGTACACCCTTAAGCGATTTCACTCCAAACTTTCTTAAGATGCATTGTGATTTGTTACAGAAACTTTTAATATGATCCTGAGAGCAACGATACTGATAATCTTTTTTTGCCCGTGATCCAATGACCGTGGTCACTTCTTTATAAGGTAAACCCGTTCCAATAGGTTCAAAAAATTTAGTATTATATTCATGAACTTTCTTTTCCCAACTATCAGGATACCTCATTTTAATATAACGACTCATATCAATGAGTGTGTCATTACGGTATTGTTCTTCTATTCCAAATTTAGCTAACGTTTGTAAACATGGAGGTCCATCTTTAAACCAGTCTCCTGTTTCTCCTTCATCGATTGTACATTTTAATTTCTTTAATTGCTCAGGGGTTATTTTACTTTTTGCATGAGCTTCAAAAAATTGTTGTAAGGTCCCTTTCTCTCCACTTTCTAACATCATATATCTTTCTGTAGTTGTCTCCTTATAGTAAGGCATATTGATCCAACTCCCGGCCGATCCTTTTTCTAAATTTAAATATTTTTGAATAGGAAAAATTTTATCAGGTTTTTCAACACCGAAGATATGTTTAATTTCATGAAGCTTTTCCCTCATCAAGAGAGCAGGAACATATTGAGTCATGAAAATATAGAGATGAATCCCTCCGCTCTTAGAACGGAAGGGAATCATTGGGACGTTAATCGTTTTTAATTTTTTAAATAATTCTTTAATGTTAGGTTTATAGTTATCAAGATCAATAGCTCCCCATTGACATTTACTATCTTTATTAATGGGACATATCCCAAGACTATCTGCCTGGATGGTCCGTGATCCTTGTTCTGTTTTTATTGTAACTTTAAATTTTTTGCCTTCTAGGTGTGCTTGCCACATTTCCTTTGTGTGAGGATAATGAGAAGTTTTGGAAAGACCAGAACGCTTTCCTTCGCTGTTATTATAGGAGGCTATATGGTATCCGAACCTTTCTTCAAGTCCGTTAA